TCAGCGTAGACGTTAGCCCACCGCACAGAGGTCGTACCCAGATCGTCCGTGCTGTCGGTGTCGGAGATGATGTTGCCGCCGCTCGTTATGCCGCCGGTAGCCGTCGTTAGGCCCGTGACGGTCGCAGCGCCGGCAAACGTAGCTAACTGCGCCGAGGATACGGTCAGCGCGAGCGTGCCGTTGGTCGTAACTGTCAGCGCGTTAGTCGAATGGCTGTAGCTGATTTTGCCGACGTCGTTGTCGCCGTCGTCGCCGAAATAGATGTTCCCCGCGCTCGTATTGCCCGAGAGTATCGTCAGGCCGCTGGCCGTTGTGTTCTCAAACACCGCCTCGTCTGCATCGGCGTGGGCCTGCACTGTGCCGGCGCTGCCGCTATGGACGTGGAGCTGGCCCCCGTCAGCAGTTGATATGCCCGCCCCGACTACCAGCTCGCCCAGCACATAGGAGCCGGTGCTGTCGAGGTCTGAGTTGGTAATAGTATGGTCGTAAATATTGGAAAATTCAGAGTTGAGATCGCTTGCTGTTAGCGTCTCGCCGCTGGCCCACGTCTTTACTGCTGTTAAATTCATTCAGCAAATTCTCCCACGGTCTTATGGTTTTTTTAACGGGCCGTGTGCCGTTATCTGTTTTGCCCTGCAAACTGGCGTGCGCTAATCTGCCCTGCTGCGCGTCCAAGCGTATTGATTAGTCGCTGGCTTGTTGCGTCTTGCCACGCGCCCTCAGTCAAAAATCGGCGACCCCGGGGCGTGATAACGCCAGCACCTACGCCTACCTGTGTCAGATATTTGCCCAGCACTGCAAAGGGCGTCCTAAAAGCATCGCGGAAAAAATTGGATATTTCATTGACGTTGCCTGTGCGCGACCTGTTTGCATATCGCTCGCTAACACGCGCCTCACGCATCATCTTGGCAAAGTCAATAAGGTCGCCGGCCAGTTCATCGCCAAAAAGAGCGCGCAACTTACGCTCGCCGTTAGCAGCAGTGCCGCCTAAACCATCAATAGCCGTCTCTAACTTAGCGCCGCTTACGATGTCGTCGCCGCCCGTCTTAACCATTGCTTTATCGCGCAACTGCGTAAGTATCTCAGCCTGCAACATCTGCCACGCGCGTTGTCCTTCTGCGGTCGCCTTAACACCCTGCGGCGTGTCTACCGCGCCCAGCACCTGCTTTAACTCCAGCACCTGCGCCGGCTGAAAACCCGACCGCATAACACGCGGCGCCAGCCCTTCTAACGTGCTTGGATCGCGCAATAGACTAGCAGCGTTCAAATCCATCAGTGCAAAATCCTCGCGTGCCAAGCCCAGCGCCTTTTGCGCGCGTGCCGGCATCTCGCGGTGTATCTGGCTAGCGCGTATGTCCTGCTGCTCGGCCAAACGAGACATTGCCGCGCGCGTGCTTTCTGACGCGCCTTCCAAATCCATTAACCGTTGATTGACGCGCGTTGTCAGTCGATCCGCGTCAAACTTGCTCATATCGCCACGCTCGACCGCATCGGCCAGTCTACTGCCAAAACCAGTCAACTCATTGCTGTCCATAAACTGAATCTCAGACTCAACAGCATCGACGTTGCGGAAATCAAAATCCTGCGCACGCTCGGCAAACATGCTGGCTGCTTCATCGTCAACATCTTCAGCCACCCGTCGATAAAAGCGGTCGTCGCGGCGCAGCGCCTCCAGCAGATCATCTGGCGTCTCTATGCCCACCTGCGGATACCGCTGGCGTAACTGCTCGGCCATCTGATCCAACTCAAACGGCTTGCGGTTGGCGTTGCGCATCATCGTCTCTACGCCTCTCAGACGACGCATGACGCGCGGCGATATGTTGCCCGGCAACTTAGCCGTATTTAGCCCACCAACGCGCTCAATGGCCTGCGAAATGTTTACCAAGTCCAACTGCTTGGCGCTACCTACAGCCGCTCGACGTGCCGCCACCTCTGACTCGCGCGCCATGACCTGCGCCAACTGGTCCTCATCTAATCGCCCACCCTGCATAAAGATGTTTTCCGCATCGCGTGCCAGTGCGCCATAAATGTCGTTGAGCTGCGCAGCAATGCCGGTCGCGCGTAGCTCCTCGCTGCCACCACGCTTAATGCCACCTACCATGCGCCGCAGATCATCCAACTCTTTAAACGTCGTGACCTTTTCTGCGTCACGGACCAACTTGTCCAGCATATCGTTGGTCGGTCGGCTTATCTCAAACTCCGACCCGGCGCCCATGCGACTGCGCACGCGCTCTAAGGCATCTAACGTCTCCGGTGCCGTCACGCGCATATTTTTCGAAACGATCTCGTTCAGATCTTTATACGCTTGATTGACTGCCGTCTCTCGCGCGTTGACGCCGGCGTCAATAGCACCTTGATACACCGACTGCGTGTCTGCACTTTTTGCTATGTCCAGATTGCCAAGCATACGGTCAAATAATTGCTTAGTTTCAGCCTCAAATGGCTGCTGCACTTCGCGCGAAAAACGACCCAATGTTGCCGGCGACTCAGCAACGCGCTGCTCTACCATCTGCAATGTCGGATTCATCGTTTGCGCGCTTAACGGCAGCTTGCTCTCTAAGTCGCCGCCATACTTTGCGCCAAACCGTGCTGCTTGATCGACCACGCCACTGCGCAACTCAGGCGAAAGCGAACCCTTAAACGGTGCTGCGAGCTTTCTTAGCCCTGCACTAAGACCCAAGCCAACGCCCTGACCAACGCCCGACACCGCACCCTCGACCAAAAGATCCTGCGCGTTGACGCCCTCTTGACTGCCTAAGTAATTGCCAATCGCCTGCTCTATGCCGGCGCCTGCAACGCCACCCGCTGCTGCACCCGGCACACCGCCGGCCACAGATGTAGCAAGACCGCCCAATGTGCCTAAAAGCGTGCGCGGCAATCGACCCACCATATCAGCAAAGTCGCCGGCATCAAAGCCTTCTGGGTCTACCGGCTGCGTGCCTGCCGCCGTGCGCACCATCGGCGTGCCACGGTCCAGCGACACGTCATAGCCTAAACGCCGCAGGATATTGACCTCACCCGCCGGCGTAGTAGCAAAGCCCGACTGCACGCGATCCATAAAGCCCGGCCCACTTGTGTCACGAAGCAGGGCATCCAACTCCTCTGGACTATACCGCGCTGCTATTTCTTCGGGCGTCAGCCCATATAAATCTTGTAGTCTTATTGGCATTAGTAAGTTCCAGTATTGCCATAGGCATTAACGTTGGCATTTTGAAGTAAGCGCGCCCTTTGGATATTGTTTATAGTGGTCGCTTGATCACTGTTGGCTGAACCTGTTTTACTCAAGTCCCGCCACACATCAAACTCTTTCCGTTCAAGTCGTATGCCTTTGTATCTATCGCGCAACTGGCTCAACCGATCTTCGCCTATTTTTAGTTCAATACTTGGCAGCCTAAAAGGATCGGCCCGACCTGTTAAATCCATAACTGGAACACCAGAGGATCGGCCCTTAATTGTTCTATCAACAAAACCGTCAATAGCATTTCTACGCGCCGCATACGACGCAAAGGCCAACTCTAACACTTGACGCTGACCTTCTTGGTTTAATCGGGCACCCGTAAACAGGTTATCCAACTTAATTCCCATTTGATCGAATAAAGACAGACCGCGCTCTAATGTGTCAAACTCCTCTTGACGAACTACACTGCCCGGATCTTGTAACTTTGCCAACGCTTTAAGCATCGCAATATCAGCAAAACCACCGTCGATAAAGACGGCTTGCACGACTTCATCTAAGCCGCGATCCACGTCATTACGAATTCTTATCATCGGCTCGTTGCGCAAAACACCCTCAAAACTATCAAGACGCTTGTTTTTTTCGTTGTCTATTAACATGCGCTGGCCTGCAGACGACTCTTGATATGCCGCGACAAAAGCCATTCCTTTACGACCCGTCGGATCATCGCCAACTGCTGCCAAGTATTGCGGCGATGACAACAACTCTTGTTCAGTCAAGCGCGGCGATGCATACCCAAGACCTTTGCCTGCATTTGCAACCTGCGTCAGCATTTGTTGGCCGGTTACTCCACCCGTCGGCTTTTCTGGCCGGTTAAGGTTCTCAATTTGCGCTTGACGCAGTTGATTTATTATATCTTGCTGCTCGCTTGCTTGTTTAGATAGATTCAACGCTTGGCGCCTATCGGCTAATTGTGCATTAAACGCGGCCTGCCCTATCTGCGACAAACTTGGCGGTGCTTGATAGTCACCCATTCGCAGCGTCGCGCCAGCCGTGCGACTACCAGCGCCAGACGGTCCTACTGGTCCCATTGCGCCGCCGCCTACCGCTATAGGCCCAGCAGCCTTGCCTGCGCTTAACGGAATACCACTTGCCTCCAAAGTACCACGGCGTATGTCGATCTGATCGCGGAGGTTTTGATTCTGCAGGTCTTGCGCCTGTGCGGCTCTTTCTGCTTGGCTCAGTCCTTGATACATACCAATGGCCTGTGACCCAAGTCCGGCAATCTGCCCAAGCGAACGCAACGTATTCGCCCTATCGCTGCCTCGATAACTCAGCGGCACCTGCATTGGCGTAGAACGACCACCAAACGCATTTACCAAATTGGAAAAGTTCGTCTCCTCCTGTTGGCGCGCACGCTGGCGATCCATTGCACGATTAAGCGCGCGCTGGTCAGCACGCTGTGCTTTGTTTTCCAAATATGCTTGACCGCTCTGCAGGGCGAGCTGTCCTAAAATTGCCCACGGTATCGCCATTATTCAGTTCCTTTTATAACTGTTCCCAAGACATGTCATTGCCCATCTGCCGCAATATATATCGCGTTACTCCGTCAGCACCAATTGCCGTGCGACCCGATGGATCTGATACGTCAAGCACTGCGCCACCCGGCAAGGGAGGTGGCGTGCCGTCAAGCGTGGATACACTTTCATACGTCGAATCCGGACCGCCGACGCCAGTCCCACCGCCACCGCCGCCAGTCCCGGTCAGCCAATCGCCCAATAAATTGCTGAGTAGTGCATTGCGCTGTTCTGGAGACATAAATCCGCTCTTTGCCAATTCCAGTATCTGTGCAATGTCTAAGTCGCGGAAATCGCGCGTCTGTGCCGCTTCGGCCCGTGCAGCCGCTTCGCCCGTCAGCGTATCTTCTCCACCGACGCGGCCGAACAGCGCATCCATCATCATCTGCTGTGCGCGTGCATCGGCACTTCGCGATAGGCGTCGCTGTAACGCGGCTGTATCCAGATCGCTTTCCAGTGCCTGCTCTGCGCGCTGGTCTGCGCTGGTCTGCAACGTGCGACCCAAAATGGCGTTAAGTATGTCCTGCTGTGCGAGGTTTTCTGACCGCTGATTGGCCGACTGATTCAAGCGGCGCTGCAGGTCGGCGGTCGATAGGTCTGACGTAAGCGCGCGCCCGGCCATCGTGTCCTGACCCTGAAACTGGCCCGTCAAGCCAGCCTCGGTCGCCTGCCGGCCTAAGATCGCGCTAAGGATGTCCTGCTGCGCCAGACGGCCCTGCAGCGTCTGCATGGGCGCTTGATTCGCTGCGCCGGTATCGAACAGGCCCGTAATGCCCGCTTCCGACAGGCGCCGCTGTAGGTCGCTGCTTTGGAGCGCGTCGGCTAACTGCTGGCCGGCCATCGTCTGCTGGCCTTGATACTGACCGGTCAAGCCAGCCTCGCGTAGCGCCCGGTCTAAGCCCAGCTCCTGCGCCTGTAGCGTCTGTATCGGCGCTTGATTGGCCGCACCGGTATCAAACAGCCCGGTCACACCAGCCTCGGCCAACCGGCGCTGCAAGTCGGCGCTGGTAAGATCAGACTCCAGTGCCTGCCCTGCGCGTATGTCCTCGCCCTGCGCCAGCACGTTGCCTATCTGATTTTGCCGCATCTGCTCGGCAAATATCTCACGTTGCGTTGGTGCGGTCTGCGTCAGCAAGCGGTTGAGCGTGCGGTCGGCGATGTCCTGCTGTAAGCCCATGCCCTGCATACGCTGCCCTGCCTCGGCCCGTGCGCGCTCGTCGCTCATCTGCTGGTATCCAAGCGCGTCAGACAATGCGGCGCGCTGTAGGTCTTGATTAGCTAACCCAAGCGTATCGCGTCGGCTTTGTAGGCCGAGCGCATCCGACAACGCACCGCGCTGCAGATCCTGCTCCGATAGCTGGCGACCCAGCGCCTGCTGCGATAGGCCGGCCACGTCCGAGATCGCCGCACGCCGTAGGTCTTGGTTTGCCATCGCCAACTGGTCGCGGCGACCTTGCAGACCCAGCGCGTCAGCCAGCGCCTGCGACTGTAGGTTGTAGGCCAGCGCATTGATGTCGTTTAGGCCACGGTCACGCTGGCCCAAAAAGTCGCCCAGCACGTCGGCTGTGTCGCCCGACCGCAGGACGCCCAAACGGTTTAGGTTCTCGCGGAGCTGCGCTTCGGTATCGGCGCTCTCGGCCAGATAGTTAGCGCGCTGCTGCTGTATCAGTGGATTGTCGCCGCCCAGCAATCGGTCCATCACGACCTTCTCGGCGGCGTTGGTCAACTGACCCGACGGGTCGATATAGTCGCCCTGCTGCATCAGTCGCTGGTTGGCGACGTCGATCGCGTTTTGCAGGTTCTCGTCCTGCCCTAAGATGCCGCCAATGCCCATCGCCTGCTGTATGCGGCGCGTGGCTAAATCCTCGGCGCGCTGGCCCATCGACTGATCTATGCCAGCAAGAAAGTCGTCCGTGCCGACGCGCTGCTGCAGACGACCCTGCACGGCCTGCTCCAGCGGCGACAGCGTGGTCGTGGTCGGCAAGTTTAGATTGGTAAAACCTTCTTGACCGGCGCGATTGGCTTGATTGACGTACTCCGACACCTGTGCCTGCTGATTGGCCTGTAACGCCGCGTCGCGGTCGATCAGCTCGCGCAGGAAGTTTAGCCTATCCTGCTGCATATCGCGCTGCATCTGACCGCCCAACGCCGTAGAATCGGCCTGTAGAGCCGTCGTGGTCATGTTGTTGCCGCTGGACTGCACGGGCTGCGGTGCGGGCTGCGCCGCCTGCGCGACCTGCTCCTCTAAGTTCCGCACCTCCTGCCGCAGTTGCTCGTTTTGAATAACCGGGTCATTAGATACAGCCGTGTTTAACAGGCCGCGATACTCGTCGCCACCCAAAAACATATTGATAGAGTTCTGCACGTCCTGCGGTAGATCGTTCAGCGAAAGACCGCCTGACGTGCGGTAGTTGGCGATACCCGTGCCGCGGTTAAAGCCCTGCGGATTGGCCCGTATGTCGCGCATTACCTCTTGTTCTATCGCACCGTAATCTGGCGCTGACGCCTCTGGCCCCATGCTGCTGGTGGCCGATGCGCCTGACGTGGGACTGCTACTATCGCCGCTTAACGCACCGCTGCTGTATCCGGGTGCCTGCTGCCCCCCGCCAAACGTCACGCCGAGGATTTGTGCAATCTGATCCGCTGCGCCGGCACTGTCGATGCCCTTGTTGCTGTACTGACTGGCAACGTCGCCAACGCGGAAAAAGGCATCCATGCCGCCGGCCTTTTGTGCCTGTTCGCCGAGCGTTTGGAACATTGACGTGTTAAACGCACCGCCCTGCTTACCAAAATTTAAAATGGCGCGGATTGGATCGTTGTCGTCTGCAGCCGCAAAAAATGATGTAAACGCATCTGCCATTAACTTACCCCTGCTCTTTGTTTGCGGTGGCGACCAATCACCTTAAACTGTAGGTGCGTGCGGCGTATGCGATACGGCTCGCCTGCAGCGTTGTTTGTAAATTTGAGTGAACTGTGCGGGTCGTATCCCTTTAGGTCCAAATCTTTGCTTACCATGCGAACCGTGCCGACGGCATCTGTGTCGAGGATAAAAGCATCCATCGCGCCACCCCCGCCGGTCGTCGTTAGCGTTCCACTGTTGACACCTACGCCCTGAGATTCTTGCTGTACGTTTAGCGAGTAGTTGCCCAACGCGTCGTAATATGTGCGCGCGTATAGCCAGCGCAGATCCACGTCGCCCCCCATCGGAGCCGGCGCACCTGTCTCAAAATTGCTTTTATATGCAGCGCCCTCGTGCGCAAACGTGCTCTCGGGCTGGTGATCCAACAGCTTGCCGTTAAAATTGCCGGCGTGGGGCTTATTATTAATGATGGCTGCACAGTTCCGCTCAAACGTGGTGCCGGTGCCGTCGTAGGGTCCATACCACGCAAAGCGCGGATCGTTTGTCGCCGGGTCTACATACCGGTGCTTGAGCGATACAACCATAATGTGATTCATGTTGACTTGATCGTCGCCGTACGGCAACCAAAACCACACCTCGTTTTCGGCTGCGTAGAATACGGCAAACGTCTTATGCAGGCGCGTCTTATTAAGCTGGTCCCAATAGCCCAAATCCAGCGCGTAACTGATTTTTTCGATGGTGTCGCCGCCGGCCCACATATAAATGCCGTCGTCCAGCACAAACATCTGCGCGTTGCCCGGTATCGTTACGATAGCACGGCCCGACAGTGTGCCGCCCTGCTGCGGGTTGCGCGGGTCGGTCGTTGTGCGCTGCTGTAGTTGGTATGGGATCGTGGCGTTGCCCGTTGGCAGCAATACAGCAATGAAGTCCTCTGTGTGTATTGCCAGCGCGTTCTGAAGCGGCTGCAGCCCCGTAATGGGCGACCCGAGATTATAAAACGACGATGCGCCGTATGTCTCAGCGTCACCCGCGTCCGAATACCAAACGCGGTCGAGGTCTGCGTTGGTGTTGGCAAAAAAGACGCGGTTATCAAAAAAGGCAACGTGCTTGGCCGAGGTAAACCGACTGCTGACATTGAGCGTGGCAGCGTTACCGGCACCCGTCCATTTCCACGGCGGGTTTACGCCATTGGTCGCAATAAACGTGTCAAACGCCCTGACCCACTCAAACGTGTTGTCGTCGCCTACCGTGACCGTAACGCTGCCCGTTATATCTGTCCAGCCGCTGTTGTAATAGTAAACCTTAGACCCGGCAACGATCACGTCGTATTCGGTGCCAGTAGACGGCACGCGAAACTCTGCAGCCATCGTCAACGTAGGTGTGCCGGCAATGGCCGACTCTGACTCATACGAAGTCGTGCCAAGCACTTTCTCGATTGCTGCTGCCGCCGTTAGCCGCGCATTAGTCATCGTGCGTATGCCTGACGGCGGTATGTCCTCTGCTGGCAGATCGTAGCGCACGCCCATCGGCCACGGCCCGTATTTAATTGTCTCCGCAGCTATCGGCATTAACTGGCCTCGACCACCAACGAGTTGTCCGTGCGCACCATGTACGCATACGATTCATCCGAGGCTGGGAAACGCCTGTTGCCCTGCTGGGCGAGGTTCTGGCGACGCATGAGCTGCACCACGCGACCCAACTCAGCCGCCTCGCGCTGCGCTCCACCCTCGTCGCCCTTCTCCTCGTAATACAGTTTGGCCGCACCGTAGACTAACGCCGACTCAGCAATCTGCGGGAATCCCAACGACAAAAACGTGGAACTGTCATTGCTGGACGTCCATTCGCTTACGGCCATCTGATACCGCACGCGAATCGTGACGTTGGTGTCTGACGGCGTATAATACAACTCTATTACAGGGTAACCCGTAGTCGAATCAACGCCGCCTACAAACACCTTATACACGTTGCCCGTTAAAGACCGGTCCTCGTCGAGCAGGTCGTATTGGTCTGGCCCGACGATCTCTAACGGCCACTCATCTGTTTCGTTGACGAACGACCACCAGTTTGTGACCGAGCCACTGACGGGCGTGTAAACGCGCGTGTTTACCGAACTGGAGTAGGTTGCCGTGACACCGCTGGTGCCACCCGTAATCGTTTCTGACGCGGTAAAATCGCCACTCTCGCTATAGATATACACCAGCCCATTGGCCGTGTCGTGCGAGTCTACAGTAGCTGTAGAGCCGCTCGTGCCGCCTGTGATCGTCTCGCCCACGGTAAACGTGCCGCTGGCGCCGGTGACAGTAAACGTCTTGGTCGTCTTGAACGTGGTCGTGCGGTTCAACCACCACCACTTTAGCAGATTAGCTATTTCTATGGCGGTAAGGTTGATATACTGACGCGCACGGTTTTTGAACGTGGCGTTGCCACTATCCAGCCCGACGCGATCCAGTACTAATGTGATGCCATCCGATAATGTCATTCAGCATATTTCACGATGTTGTGATGTTGACCCACGCACCCGCTTTGTAGACCTGCAGCTCGTCGTCAGTCGTGTTATAGATGATCCAGCCGTTAGACGCCGTCAGCGCATCGCGCGCCGCTGTCGTTAAGGCCGGCGCCGACAATACCTGCCCTATCTCCACCACGTCGAACTGTGCTACCGTGCCAAACGTAGTAACCTGTTTGACGCGCCCGGCAATAGATGGCGATTGGCGTATCTGCTGCATTACGCTATGGCTATGCCCTCATCCTCTGGCATCACTTGATCGGCTGCAATGTCAAACCGGACGTTGCCGTCCATCTTTTGCCCGATCTTATGACCGTCTAAAAACTTTTTATAGTTTTCGGACAGCAATAAACGACCGTCACTGTCGCGCAGCGCCTCGGCCTTGTTGTTGGTATCACCGTTGGCGCCTTTATACATTAACAGCCACGACGCCGGCAATGGACGAAACCCCTTAGGGTGCGCCACTTCAACGCCGCCATACACGCGCAGCGCAGGCTCTTGGGTATAGTCGCGTTCGTAGTTGCCAATAGCCGGCCCCTTGCCCGGGCCTAACCCAAACAGGTCGCGCGTCTGCTCGTTGCTCGCCAGCAGGTCAGCCAATCCCACAGCTACAGACGGGTCTGCTTTGGCCTCAGCAATCAACTGCTCAATCAACCCTGACGGCTTGCTTTGCGGCTCGACCTGCTCCTCGACGTCCACTAACGGCTCAAGGTCGCTGTTGGCCTCATCAACCAGCGCCAACGCACTCTGATCGGGTTCGCCTTTAGTCGCGCCAATAGGTTGGCCCATTTCGTCAAACTCTGCGGTTGCTGCACTTCTACGCTTTGCCATATATGCCTATGCGGTTTGTAGGTGGGTGAGGTCACTTGCCCCACCCACCCGATTAAACGCTACGGTTAGTTGCTCGCGTCCGTCACAAACGGATGCGTGATGCTCGACAACGTCGTGCCTCCCGCATCTGCCGCGACAGAAAACGCGCCGTAGATCAAGTCGCCGGCCACCGCTGCGTCGTCAACCGACCCAGCCGTCGCCGTCAGATACAACACAGCACCGTCAGCAACGTCGCCGCTGGTGATCGGGACCGTGCCGTCAACGCAATACCAACCATACTGGCTGGCAACGTTAGCAGACATCGCCACGCCAACCTTGCCCTTGGCATTGGCCGAGGCGCGCGTCGTGGTAAAGCCAGCGCCGTCAATGGTCACGAGGTCGCCGGCAGCAGTGCTGGCAGCGCCGAGACAATAAACGAACTCGCCCGTACCACGAGTGGGGTTGTTCAGATCAACAGCCTGCACGCGCGTACCGAGCGGTGCCTCTTGATAGGTAGACGTTTCGTCAATGTCCTGATTGAACGTCGGCCCGTTTACGATTTTATACGCCATTAAGTTTCTCTCCTCTTAGATGCCGGTGATAGCGGTCGCAACACCGAGGCGTCGGCGATTATTGGTTATTTGCTGTACACCAGCGACCATGTAGGAAAGCTGCCCGAGCTGACCGCTGCTCTGCAGGGAGACAAACGGCGTTTTCTTGAAGTTGGCCTGACGCATGACACGCAACTGGTGCGCGCGCTTGTCAACGAAATACGCGTGCGACGCAGCAATGTCATCGTCAGCAATCACGCTGGCGCCCATGTAGCCGGGGAACTCCTGACCGTTAAGCCCATTGAGCTGCGTGCCGCGCAGTTCGACATAACCCTGCGAGGTCAACGCAACGCGATAGGCGCCGGCGATGGAGTAGGTCGTGAAAATGGCGTCAGTGCGACCGCCCTGCTTGCGGACCGAATCCATAACGGCATTAAAACGCGTAACGCCGTTAAAAATGTTGGTGGTCGTCTGCGAGAGGAACGTCGTTGCTGTGGTGTCTTTCTGGTTCTGCCAGAAAGTGCTGGTGCTGCTGTCGATACCGCCGACAGTACCGGTGCCGGCGTCGGCGATAATATCCTGCAGGCCGAGCATGGACTTGCCCGACTGCGCGCCGCAGGCATCTTCGTTAATGGTTTTCAACAGCGAGTTCATGGCGTTGTCGCCAAGACCGGAGAGCAGGTCAAAAATCTCCTCGGCTCCGCTGTTTTCCCAGTTCTCCGTATCGCTCAACACAATCGGCACCGCGTAATAGCGCCGCTTGTAAAACGCCGACTCAAACGGATCGCGGGGCGACTTGCTCAGAGGATCGTACTTATCAAACGCCTCGGCAGTGCCGGCGCTCGACTCGAGCAAAATCTGGATTTCTTTCCCGCCGCCATCTACCATCATGCTGCCACCACCACGCTTACGCATGGCGTCGATGACATTGTAGGGCTGAAAAATGTTATCCACCGTTTCCGGTGCTATGGTGCGTCGCGTGGACGACCATCTGCTATCCCAAACTTCAGAAGTGGTCTGTGCCATTCTATCCTTCTATTGTTCTTGCCTACTCGAACGTCTGGCGAATCTCGGCCAACGCTGCATCCTTCGATATTACCCCGGTAGCGGGTGCGCGAACGCCGGCTGATTGGCCGCGTGTCGCTGCGCCCACTTTGGCTTGCTGCCGCTGCGTGCGCTGCGTCTGGCGTGCCTCTCGCGCCTCGTTTGCTGCGCGCCCCGTCCAACGGCTCAGTAGATCGGTCAGGGTGTATCGTTCGCCCGTTGCCGGGTTTATGCGATTCAGGAAACCCTTGTTGTTTCGTAGAAACTCCAACGTCTCTGGATCGGACGACACACTGTCCCCAAACACCTCAACAGCCTCAGCAATCTGTTTCTGCATAGCCTGCTCATATTGCTGCTGACTGTTTTGCTGCAACTGCTGCAATGTTTCGCGCAGTTGCCCGATGCCATCTAAGCCTAACTTTTGAGCCTCTTGCTGGAACGTCTGCATAGCCAACTGCTGCACATACTCAATGCCGGCGGCTTGCTCCATAAGTTGTCGCTGCTGCTCTGGATCGGTTGCCTGCATCGCTGCGCGTCGCAACGACTCTGCATCACCCCGTGACTGTTCCTGCACCGTAGGCGCCTGTGGTGCCTGCGCTGCTTTCTTCAGTTGCTCAATCGACTCCATCTCGCGCTGTTTCCACGATTCAAAGTCTTGGCGCTGCTGGGTAAAATATCGGTCTGCCTCGCGGCGATCCCGCTCCAACGGCGATAGGTCGTCATTGGTTTTTGTGCGCTTTGTTGCGCTTGGTGCTGCTCGTTCGACTTCGTCAGCATCGGTCTGCCCTGCATCTGGATCGTCGAGGTCGCTTCGGGGTTGGTCCAAATCAAGCATCCCCAGCCCCATCTCATTGATAGGTGCTGCAGATCGTGATTCTGGCCCCTCAGACGTCTGCCCCTCGGATACGGCAGGGTCCAGTGCTATCTCGGTCATACGTTACTGCTCCTCAAATAAAAACGCGCCGACCAACCGGATTGTAGGAGTTAGTGCCGTAACTCCCACTGACCCGGCACGGTCAGCGCGTTAATGGTGCTGCGACTCGGCGAGCCGCTTTGCTTACTGCAAACTATTCGTTGTCGCTAAATAATCCTGCACTCTCTACGGTGCGGCTCAAATCACCCGATGCGCCGCGATCCACCCTGTCCCACTCAATTTGTTTCATAACCTCGTCGAGACTGTCGGCAGCGATAGTCTGGCCCTGTGCGCGGCGCTCGACCTGCCGATTGCGTGCGTCCCACGTCTCGGCTTCGACCTGCCCGCGGCTCTTGTGATCGCCTTCCTCCAGCCCCAGCGCCTTGAGCTTGCGCCGCTTGTCGGTCGCGTTGTCGTAGTATAGCCCCGTCTGCGGATCGGGCAGCGGCTGATTGTGGCCTTGCGTTGACATCAAGCGATTAAACGCGCCAAACGACCCGAAATGGATCGTGGCCGGCTGCTTGCACTCTGGACAGGTGCGCGTCTTGTCAGGCCCACCGCCGGCAATGGTGTAGTAGACGTCCGTCTCTACATGACCCAGCCCACAGATGTAGTTGTGTGTCGGCATATTTTTTGGTATTCTGGACTAAATTTGTTATATTTATATGTCCATTAACGGAGAATCGAAAATGTCTCAAGCACCCATAGGATCAGCCCACGACGATGTCGTTCTGGATTACATGATTCGTCACGGTAAAGATTTGACTGCCGACGTTTATTTAGCATACAGCTACCCGGATGGCGTCCCATCTGACATTGATCTATACGAAGTCTTGCCGGAAGATCTTTGGCATACCATTAAGGTTTAGCCCAATCTGGCAAATCTATCCCGCCGGCCATCTGCAACACAGATTGCTGTAATTCTTGCAGCGACAAAGTTCCTTTTTTGTATTGCTGAAACAGATTATCAACCGATGAAACAAACGCTTTATTGCGTTTTTGTTCCGGCGTATATAATCCGCGTATACCTTCCCATGTAACAGACTGCATCTGCCGAGGTTGTATGCCCATATCAGCAGCGGCCTCTCGATAAGCGTCTGCGTGAACCGGGTAAGATCCCTGTACGCCCAAAACATTAGACGATGGCCCACCTCCAAGATTCTGCTTGACTTCCAATGAACTACCGGATAATGGTCGCAAAAGACCTGCGGCTATGGCGTGCGTATCCATTGTGACGTCGCCATAAGGCGATTGCGGATCAGCTATATTGTTGTAAAAATTTCTAACCTTATGCTGAACTCCCATGCTGCGACTGATGTTTTCTTTAGACGGGTCTTTTATCACACTGGCCGCTTTTGCAATGTCTGCAAATGCACCCCACCCACTTGCGGCGTTTTCACCTTTTTTAGTTTTAACAACATTGCCAAAATCGCCCTCTGGCGTGATAACCCTATACCCTTTGTCGCGCATTGTTTCATCAAAAGCGCGTATCCACAACGCTTGTTGCAATGGTTCGTCAATTTCGGCTAATGTTTTTCCTCGAATAGCATCAATATCTTGGCGCCAATCACTGCGCGAACTTGATCCCGGCGCCGCATAAAACTTATCCAAAAATCTTTCCATCTTAGCAGTCCACGGCATTGTTGATTGATTTTGCACCGTGTCTATGACGCGCTCGGCCAATGTTACATTCTTAAACCAATCCATTTGTGGAGATAACGCCGCTAATACACCAGACGCCGCCTCCATTGTCACGTTATACCGACGCGCAAACTCGTTTGCTATTTTGTTTGCGCCGTCATACCACAATTTTGACCTATCTCTGATCTCTGGCGGCATCTGTTCAAAAATAAATTCTAAATTAGCCTTATCATGGTCTTTCATGGCTTGAATTATTTTATCTGCATCACCGCTTTTAGCCACGTCGTCTGTGATGTTTACATACCGGCCTAATTCTTTGCCCATTTTTGCAGTAAGTTTTTCATCACGCCGCATGACATCTGTGTCAATAGTCAAATTTTCAACTAACGGATCTTCCGTAATGGTCGCGCCTTTTGGAATCCTTGTGCTAATCCTTTGACCCGGCATATAATCGGAAGTCTTTGCGTAACTGACGTCCTCTCCAACGTCTGACAACAAATCTCCCGCTTGCCGCATTGAACCGACAATGGCCGGCGTCTGTCGCGCCTTGCTCAGATCGACAATGTCCTGCACCGCTTTTGACGCCGGCGGCAGCTTGCCCAACCCCATTGCCGCCGCACCCAGCATACCCACCGCCTTACTGCCCGGCAGGATCAAATCCTCCAGCCCTGCAACGGCGCCTAAGCCCTTATCCAACACCTCTTGCTCCATGCCCTGCCCGAACGCTGTCGCAACCTCTGCAGGCCGCTCTGTGACCGCTGAGACAATGTCTGGCAACGTGCGCCGCACCTGCTGGCCCAATGCCTCGGCGCGCTGCGGCTGGCCGATAGACCCGAGCACGTCGCCCACCATGCCCAGCGTCTCGCCGGTAGACTGCA